GCGGCTACATTCTCGAAGAGTTCATTCGGCAGCTCAAAGGCCCTCGTGGCAAGGAGCTGCTCAAAGAGTTCACGTGGAACAACCCCCAGGCCGGCGCCATCCGCTCGCTGCTGCACTCGCTCGTGCGGCAGGTAACGTGGGACGTTGAGGCGGCAACGGAACCCGCCGACGCCGCGCAAGCCGAGCGCTCGTGCATGCTGCTCGAGACCGCGCGCGACGACATGGAGCACACGTGGCACGACTTCATCAGCGAGGTGCTCTCGATGGTGGAGTTCGGCTTCGCGCCGTTCGAGCCCGTGTACAAGATGCGCCGCGGGCCTGGTGGCCCTGCGATGGTGGAGAGCAAGTTCGACGACGGCCTCATCGGCTGGCGCAAGATTGAGCTGCGCAGCCAGGACAGCGTCGAACGCTGGGAGTTCGACCAGAACACGTTCGAACTGAAGGGCCTTTGGCAGCGCGACAACTACGTTTCGCGCTATGTGTTCATACCCATCGAGAGGCTGGTCAACTTCCGCACCGAGAAGTTCAAGAACAACCCCGAGGGGCGCTCGCTCTTTCGCAACGCCATCATTCCCTACTTGCGCTTGAAGCACATCGAGGACGTGGAGGCCATCGGCGTCGAGCGTGATCTGACCGGCATGCCCACGATGGAAGTGCCGGCGGAGATTCTCCACCCCAACGCGCAAGCCGACAAGAAGGCGCTGCGCCGCGAGGTGGAGCGCATGATGGGCGCGGTGAAGAACAACGAGCGCGGCTTCGCGTTGCTGCCGGCGAGCAAGAGCAGCGACGGCAAAGACACCGGCTGGCTGTTCAAGCTGCAGGCCTCGCCCGGGCAGCGCTCGCTCGACGTCGTCAAAATCAAAGACTCGTACAAGACCGACATCCTGCAGGTGTTCCTCGCGCAGTTTTTGCAGATGGGCGTGCAGAGCAACGCGGTGGGCAGCTTCGCGCAGCACGACAGCGCCACCAACCTCTTCGGTCTCGCGCTCGGCGCCATGCTCGACAACGTCGAGGAGACGACCAACCGCGGCCTCGCCGACAAGCTCATGGAGCTGAACGCGTTCGCCGCCGCCGACTGCGCGCACTTCAAGCGCGGCGACGTGGAGACGCCCGACCTACAAAAGCTCGGCGGCTACCTGCGCGAGCTGTTCACCGCCGGGTTCGTCGGGCCGAACAGCGAGAAGCTGAAGCAGAAGCTCTACGAGTTCGCCGGGCTGCCCTACGAGCCGAGCGATGCGAGCGATGCGAGCCAAACGCCCGAGGGCGTCAAGACCGCGGACCAGCTGCTCGCCGAGCACTTGCCGAGCGACCACCCGGCGCACCCAAGCAACGCGGCCGACGCGACCAACAACGACGGTGACGAGGACGGCGTGCAGAGCGCCGACCAAATCATCGCGCAGCACTTGCCGGGCGGATTGCCGAGCGACACGGGTTCGCAGCCAGGCGCCGCCCCAAGTGCGACTTCTCAGCCGTCTTCATCGCCGGCTTCGTCGTCAGCCCCGGTAGGCACACCACCAGCCCCGGCCGTCGACGCGAGCGCCGGCGCATCCAGCGTCGCCGACACGGCGATGAACGGCGCGCAGGTGAGCAGCATGCTCGAGGTCGTGACCAATGCGGCCAACGGCACCATCCCTCGCGACAGCGCGCTGGCCATCTTGCAAATCGCGTTCAGGCTCACGGCGCAGCAAGCGCAGGCCATGCTCGGCAGCATCGGGCAGGGCTTCAAGCCCACGGCGCCACCGTCCAAGCCCGGCGGCTTCGGAGGTGGCGGTTTCGGTGCATCCTCGCCGCCCAAGCCTGCGGACGGCATCATCGCGGAGCACTTGTCGCCGGACCACCCGGCGCACCCGAGCAACACGAGCGACAGCGGCGACAGCGGCGGTGAGCAGCGGTGACCGCGCGCCCGCCGGACCCGCGGGTGGTCGCGCGCATTGCCGAGGTGTGGCGCGTGCTCGCGCACGCGATGCTAACGCCCGACGTCGTGCGCGCCATGCTCGAGGCGCTGCAGCGGCGCGACGTCAACGGTGCGCTCAACGCGCTGCCTGACTTGCGCGACCCTGCGAACGACGTGCGCACGAACCTCGTGCGCGTGATGGCCGGCGCGCACAAGGACGCGTTCAAGTTCAGCGCCGACCGCGAGTACAGGAAGGTCGGCAGCGGCGTGCGCGTCGCCAAGGCCGACAAGGAACAACCGCTCAACCGCTTCGCGGACGTGCCCCATGATGACGAGTTCATTTTCAACCGAGCCGCCGACCTGGTCGTGGACATCGGAGACGAGCAACGGAACAACCTGCGGCAGACCCTTGCAATGCGATTCGACCCAGATGTTCGTCCTGAGAACGTCATCCGAGACATCAAATGGGTGGTCGGACTCATCGACAGAGAGTCTGCCGCCGTGTTCAATCGCGCAGACGCTATGCGAGCTGCGGGCGTCCCAGAGTCGCGCGTGCAAGCCGCCACCGCTCGATACGCCGACGAGCTTCACCAGAAGCGCGCCGAGCGCATCGCGCGAACTGAGACCGTGGCTATCGAGACGCAGGCGCGGGACACCGCGTGGAAGGTCGCTCAGTCGGACGGGCTCATCTCCGACAAAGCGATGAAGGAATGGGTGGCGAGCGCGAGCGCGTGCGAGGACCTGTGCGCGAAGCTCGACGGCAAGCGCGTGCCGCTGGACGGCGCGTGGAAATCGCCTGTAGACGGTAAGCCAGTCAAAGGGCCGCCAGCGCACCCGCACTGTGAGTGCTCAACTGTTTTGAAAGCCGCGTAGGAGAACGACCATGCCACTGCTCGAAGGCGACAGCGACGACGTAATCAGCCAGAACATCAAGCAGCTCGTCAGCGATGGCTACGAGCAGGACCAAGCCGTGGCCATCGCGTACCACAAGGCGGGCAAGGGCAAGCCGCAGAAGAAGTCCGACGCGAGCGCCGCGAGCGTGCTACCCGTCGGCTCGCACACGTTCATCCTGCCGAACGTGACGACGCTCGTGCCGCCAGGCGCCACTATGCTCACCGACGCGGTCAAGAACTTCGTCAAGCACGACGCGCCGCAGGCGCAGACCGAGGACGACGGCGCGTTCAAGGTCGTGGGCCGCGGGCGCGTGCTCGTCGTCAAGGGCGCGCCCACGCCGGCCGAGCAGCTGCGCGGCGAGCCGTTCGTCAACGCCGACCGCGCCATGCTGGAAAAGCACGTGCTTGCGCCGCTCGGCGTGCCGCGCGTCGACGTGATGCTCGCCTGGTGCGACGCCGCGCGCGGCGGTGAGGACGCGCTCGAGGCGTTCATCAAGAGCGCCAACCCAGACGCCATCGTGTGCATGAGCGAGGACACCGTGCTCGTGAAGGACAAGCGCAGCTGGAACCTCCCCACGCTCGCCGAGGTGCGCGCCGACCCGGCCAAGTTCGATGAGGAGGTGGCGCGCAAAACCGCCGCCATCCGCAAGCGGCTTGACGTGACGGCCCACCGCCAGGCATACTCGCTGCAGCTCGTCGCAAAGGGCGCCACGCCGACCGACCGAGCCACCATAGACACGCCGATTTACAAGGCCGACCAAACGGAGCGCGTGGTCTACGGGGCAGTGTTGGACCCCTACACGGTGGACACCCAGGACGACTGGGCCCCGCCGCGAGAAATCCGAAAGACCGCGCACGAGTTCCTCGCCAAGAGCGGGTTCGTCTGGCTGCACCACAAAGAAGTTGCACACGACGCGCGCGTGGTGGAGAGCTTCGTCGAGGACTACCCGCCTGGCGAAATCGAAAAGGCGAACCTCAACCTCCCGCACCGCGTCTACGCGCGCAAGTACAGCAACGGGCAGGTGGTGCACTCGGGTTCGTGGGTCATCGGCGTGCAGTTGAGCCCCCGGCTCTGGGACAAGTTCGAGAAGGGGGAAATCGCGGCCTTCAGCATGGAAGGCTACGGCCGGCGCGTCCCCATCGAGCACCGCGCCGAGATGCCGCAAGTGACGTGCGTTGAGCTTGGAGAGATTGGCAATGCCTGGACCGGCAGGACGAGTGACCAAACTGACTGACATCGAGACGCTCGGCGTCGCGCTGGTCACGCGCGGTGCCAACCGGAAGAAGTTCGGCGTCAAGAAGTCGGACGACGAGGGAGACGAAATGTCGCTGACGGTCGCGCAAAAAATCGCGCAGGTCATCACCAAGGGCGAGCTGCCGCTCGACGACGACGCGTTCGCCGCCAAGTGCAAGGAGGTCGGCCTCACGGACCCGCAAGCCATCGAGGCCGCCAAGGCGCTCGTGAAGATTGCGTCGGCGTACCAGGACATGGGCGCGTTCGAAAAGTTCGTGAGCGAGGTGCTGCCGCAGATGGTGAGCGGGCATGCCGATGGCGGGCAATCGGAGCCGAAGGGCACGACCGACGCGAAGACGCAGCCGGACCCGAAGGAACCACCGCCGGGCAAGACAGGCCCGGCCGACACCCCCAGCGGCGGCAACAAGCCACCGGCCGAGGGCGAAACGAAGGACTATGCCGGGCAAAAGAAAGACCCGGAGAAGGAGCCACCGATGTCGACCCAGAAGGACGACAAGACGCAAGCCGGCGCCGAGGGCGCGGGCAACGGGGCCACGACGGGCGTGGCGAAGAGCGCGGAGCAGCAACGCATCGAGGGACTTGAGGCGCTGCTCAAGTCGCAGCAAGAGGGCTTCAAGGCCCAGCTCGACGCGCTGCAAAAGCAAGCCAAGGACGCGGCCGACGCGCAGCTGCTCAAGGACTGGGTGCAAAAGGCCAAGGAGGACTTGAAGTTCGTCCCCGGCAAGAGCGCGCAGGAGCTTGGCCAGCTGCTCTTCGACACGCAGAGCAAGGTGTCCAAGGAGGCGGCCGAGGCGCACTTCGCTGTGCTCAAGGCGTCGAGCACCGCGCTCGAAAAGAGCGCGCTGTTCACGCCTACGGGCGCGCGACCGAACGGCGCCACCAGCCCCGACGGCAACGGCACCGACGCGCTCTCGCAAATCGCCAAGAGCGCGCAGGTGTTGCTCGAAAAGAGCGACATCCTCAAGACCGAGACCAGGGAGATGGAAGGCCTCAACGGCAAGGTCAAGACGGAAATCCAAAAGGCCATGGCCGTGCAAAAGGCGCTGGAGCTGCAACCGGAGCTGTACGACGCGTACCTCCGCGAGCACCCCGCGCAAAGCGGCAATCGCTACGCGCACTAAGACCGCGCGCTGAGCACGGCTCTCCGACGGTAGGACACACAACGTTTTCCAAGGAGCCGCACGGCGGCTCGGAGCAGAGAGGTAGAACATGTCAGCTTTCGAGGGTGCACAACTTCGGCTGTCGGGATTGGTGAGCGGCGACACCGCTCTCTCCGCCGGCCAATTCCGCTTCGTGCAGATGGGCACGGCCAACCCCGGCGAGGTGGTGCTTGCAGGCACCGCCGGCCAGCAAGGTCTCATCGGCGTGTGCCAGGACACGCCGTC